GAGCCGTCGGCCTCGAGTCGCCATGTCAACCCGACGCAGCGCACGGTGTCGCCGTCGAGTGTCACGGTGTCGCCGATACCGAAGTCGACCCCGGCGACAGCGCCGGCGGTTGGCACGACCTCACACGCGACCGCTTCAAACGGGTAGGCGTACGCGTCGAGGTACGCGTCGAGGATCTGGTCGAGTGCACGCCGGTTGCCGACCTGGCCGGCGACGAGTGTGCCGGTGCGACGGCCGTTCGCGCTGATCGACGCCGAACTAGTCCGCCAGCGCACCCCTTCGGACCACACGCCGAGCACGGCGTTGGTGATCTCGTCCGAGGTGGTGCGCGACAGGAACGACACGTTCACGCCGGGGTCGAGGTCGACCGCTGTGGCCGATCCGAGCCCGACCGACTTCGGCCACACCCGCAGGACACGGCCGGTCGGATCCGCTTCGATGTCGATGTAGGTGGCGGCGAGGGCGTCGATCACCTTGGTCAACGGGTCGCCGACCCGCACGGCGAACTCTTCGATCTCGGCGTAGGCCTGGCCGTTGTCGTTGATCGTCCAGCCGAGCAGCTCGTTGCGGGCCTGCGCTTCGTCGAGACACATCTGAAGTATCTGGATGGCGGTCCAACCGGGGTACGGGTTCGGGTAGTCCTTGGTCTTCCAGTCGCCGTCGGCTGCCCTGGTGGTAAACAGGATCGTGTTCAGCTCGTCGGACTCGACGGTCCACACCGACACCGCCAGGCCGGCGGGGTTGTCCGAGATCGAACCGCCCCAGTTCTCCACACCGAACGCGAAGTCGTGCACCCCGGTGCCGACCGCGACGACGTAGCGGCGGGTCTTCTCGTAGCCGGTGCGGTCCGGCTGGCGGTTCGGTTCCCGCTCGAGCAGGACGCCGTCGATCCACGCCTCGAACGTCGAGTTCGCAGCAACGAAGATCGCCACGGTCGCTGCTGAGGAGAACGTGCGGGCCCGTCGGAACAGCGACGTGCCGGTCGGTTGCACGTTGGCTTCGGTGCGCGACCAGATCCACGACGTCGCCGGCGAGTTCGTCTTGGGCCACGCCTCGGGCAGTCGCGGCCACTGCGAGTTCGACCACGTCTGGTCGTACACCGTCGAGGACCAGCCGGTCGTCGACAGCTCCGGCGACGCCCAGTTCCAGATCCGGTCGAGTGACACGGGCCGGCCCTCGTTGGCGTTCCACGGCTCGACCAGCGCCTCGGACCAGCGGCCCAACAGGCCGACACCCGACGCCACGATCACCTTGCCGGGCTCGTCGTCGATCTCGACGACACGCACCTGGGTGATCGTCCAGGCGTAGACACAGGTCGAGTCCTGGTACATGCGCACGACGTTGCCGCCGACGATGTCGGCCGCCGACGGATGATCGAACGGCACCGTCACCGACGCCGACCCCACCCGGTTCAACCGGTCCTGGGCCGACGCTTCCATCGGGCCCCACACCCGGCCCGACACCGTCCGGTCGAGATTGGACAGCAGCGTCGTGTTCGCCCGGTTGTAGATGCGCAGCGACCCTGGGTTGGCGCTCATGGCGTCAACGCGAGTTCGCCCGCAGGGATGCTCAGGTCCATCGTCGCGAACGCCCAGAGTGCATGCTCAGCGACCCTGCCGAGCCGGAACCCCAAGACGTGCACCGTCCCGGTCAGCGTCCCACCGGACGGCATCGCCACCGAGATCGCCTTCGTGCCGTCGGTCGTGCCGGTCGGTTCACACACCGTGTCGCGCAACCACAAGATGTTCGTCTGCAAGTTCACCGCCGGCGTTCCCGACGGCGAACCGGTGTACACGGCGGTGCCCGAGATGATCAGCTCGAGCGTGTGCGTCGTTGCGGTCAGGTAGCGACGCCTCGGCAGCAGCCCGTTCACACCCGGCAACGTCACGTCACCGCCACGCTGCTGGCCGGCCTGCCACAACACCCACTCGTTGCGGACCTTCACGCCGTTGTTCGGGAACTGCAGGGTCGATGCAATCGTGAAACTCACGCCACACCTGCCAGGAACCGGTTCGCGGACTTCGACCGGATCAACTCCTCGGCGGTCTGCCTCGGGCCGGCTGTCTCGTAGATGTTGATGGTGTCGCCGCCGGCCTGGGGGGCGGCGAGCAGCCGGCGGACACCTTCGATGAGGGCGCGTGACTCGGAGTGATCCATCACGAAGCCCGGCGTGTTCGGCACGAACATCTCTGCGCCGACCTCGTTGACGCCGTAGAGCTGCCCGGCCATCGTCGGCCCACCCGTCGCCCGGTTTCCGCGGAACACCGGCAGGTTGAGGTCCGGCGCCCGACGGGGAGGCGCTGGGGCAGCCGCGCCGAGGTTCAGTGGCGGCAGGTTGTTGCGGCGGGCGAACTCGTCGTACGCGGCCTGCGCTGCGTCGGTGTCGAGTTCCAACTCCATCTCGGCAGGCTCGTTGGCGACGTCGGAGCGGAACCCGTTAGCGGCTCGGTCGGCGGGGTCGAGGTCACCGTCGACCGCAATCGTCGGGTCGGCGTTCTGGCCGTTCGCGATGACCCATTCCAGGTACGACTCGAAGTCCTTGAACGGCGTCGGGAACGACAGCGACGCCGGCAGCTCGACACCGGCAGCGACGAGGAACTGGAGCTGCTGGAGGGCGATCATCGTGCCCTCGGGGTCGGCCTCCAGCGCTGCGGCGATCTGCACCGGGTTGCCCGACAGGGCGATCGTGTACAGGTCGATGAGCTTGTTGGCCTTCTCGATCTCACCGGCGTCGATCAGGTCGCGGATGACGGTACGCAGCTCGAGCGGTGCGTCGTCGATCTCGGTCTGGAACAGGCCCAGTCGGGTGCGAAGCTCCTCCAGCTCCTGCTCGACGTTGGCGATCACCAACGAGATGGCGATCTGCTCCTCGCTCAGGCCGGCGAGACCGAGGTACTGCGCCACCTGGTCCTCGGGGATGCCGGCGTTCTGCAATGCCGTGACGAGCTGGTCACGGAACTTCGACGCCATCGCCGTGACCATCTCGTCACTGGCGCCGGACTGGATCATCTGCTCGAGGAACCCGCCGGCGGCAGCGCCGTAGGACTCCAGGTCACCGATGGCGTCGAGCGCTTCCTCGCCGTAGTTGCCCAGCGCGATGCCGGCCAGGTCGAGTTCGTCGGGCAGCGCGCCGATGGATTCCTTCAGCCCGGCGAACCCCTCGCCGGCGGTGATCGCAGCGGAGGTCGCGCCGTCGATGTTGGTCGTCTTCTCCAGCGCCTCACCGAAGGCGTTCGCCTGGGCGGTGTTGGCGTCGAACTCGCCAGTCAGTCGATCGACCGATTCGGCGTACAGGCGAACTGACTCGGTGATCCCTTCGAGGGTTGCCTGCCGACTCTCCTCGACGGCGATCGCACGCTGCTGCTCTCGGGTCGCGGCCTTGTCGGCGACGGTCGCTTCGAGGATCGCTTCGCGTCGGGCGTTGATCTTGCGCTGCGACCCCTCGATGAACCGTGCGTTCTCGCGGTACTGGTCGCTGTTCTCGTCGAGCGCGTCGTTCTGTCGTTGGAGGTCACGCACGATACGTTGCGCGACGTCAGGGCCGAACGTGTCCAGCGTCTCGTCGAACGCCTTGTTGACCTCTTCGATGTCGGCCTTGAAGCCGCCGAGCTGCACCTCTGCACCGAAGCCCTGCCAGATCCCGGCGAACTCGGCGGACTTGTCCTCGACCTCGACGAGCGACGCGAACGCTGCGCCGAGTTCGGCGTCGGTGCCCTTGAGCGACCCTCGGAACTTGTCGGTGGCGGTGGCGAGCTTCGAGTCGATGTCGTTGACCTGGTTGGCGACCTCGGCGACGGTCGTGACGATCCCGGCGATCGCGCCGACGACAGCGATACCAGCGGCTGCCTTCCCGACGTTCGTCAAGCTCCTCTTGCCGTCCTCACCGGTGCGCACCAGCTGCTCGCGCATTTCGGTGATCTTGCCGGCGGCAACAGCGAAACCGCCGCCGACGGTCGCAACCAGACCACCGGTCGTCGCGAGCCCGCCGACGGCGGTGAGGATCCCTGGATTGAGTTCGTTCAACGCGCCAGCAGCCCCAGCAGCCTGGCCGGCGAGCGAGCCGAGCACCCCGGCAGCACCGGTGCCGACCGCTTCGCCGAGGTCACCGACGTTGTTCTTCAGGATCTCCAACTGGCCGGAGAACGTCTTGCCCTCCTGGCGGGCGAACCCGCCGACCGTCTGGTTCAACGCGTCGAACGTCGCCTGGAACGAATCAGTGGCGAACTCTGCTTCGTCGACACTGATGCCCATGCGCTTCAACGCACCGGCGGACCCGTCAACCGACCGGGCAACCGCCCGACCTGCGGCTTCCATGTCGACACCCATCTTGCGCGACAGGTCCACGACGAGGGGCGTCAACCGCAGGATCTGCGATTCGGTCAACCCGAACTGAACCAGCACCGACTGCGCACCAACCACAGCGTCGGCGTCCGCAGCAGTCACCTTCTGGAGGTCACCAGCCAAGTCCTGCAACGACTTGCCGTTGTTGCGGAACGCCTGGTCGCTGTTCTTGATCGAGTTCTCGAGCTTGAGAACCTGAACGTTCGCGTCGTCGGCAGCTTTCGCCAACAGGCCGAGACCACCAACGACGATCGCGCCGCCGATCGCAACGCCGGTCCCGAGGGACTGCATGCGATTCGCAGTACGACCGATGCGGTCCTCGGCCTTGCCGAGTTCCTTGTCGGCGGTCTTGCCGATCTGCTCGAACTCGCGACGCGCCGCTTTGCCGTCAGCGGTGATGAGCATCTCTAGGCGCTCGAGCAGGGCCACCTACATCACCTCTGGGTCGCTGCGGCACGCGCCAGGTCGGCGGAGCCCATCACTTCGTTGAACAACCGCATCTCGCGATGGGTCAGTCGTCGGACCTGATCGGGGGTCCATCCGAACCGGAGGGCGAACCAGGCGACCCACTGGTCGGTGCTCCGTCCTCCGCTTTTGGGACGCCGCCCTCGAACATGTCGGGCAGATCCTCGGGCACCTGGACGAACACGTCGGTCAGGGTGCGCACCGTGAGCTTCGCTGGTTCGCACCCGTTGTGTTCACACGCTGCGGCGTACACGAGCTTCGCGACCTTCGCCGAGCGGTACGGGTGCGCGATGATGCGCCACCATTCCTCGCTGGCCTGTTCTTCCAGGGCGACGAGGGCGTCGAGGGTCAGGTCGCCGAGACGGACCTGACCCCCTGGTGTGTCGACTGCCCATTCTGTGACGGCTTCAGGCATCGGTCAGATGCCCTGGGTGCGGATCGTCTCGGCTGCGGCCCATGAGCCGGACACCTCGACGGCGCCACCCACGGAGGCCGACACCGACACGTCGAAGTGTGCCTTGCCGAACCAGTACTTCGTCGTGTCGTCCGCGACGTACTGGTAGAACTTGCGCCCGCCGTCGATCGACTCGGACACCTTGTACTGCGCACCGTCGGTGTCCCAGAAGCCGGAGAAGTCACCCTGGGCGTCGGGCAGGCCGACGACGTAGGTCTTCGAGCCGTCGAGGAACGCGGTGGTCTCGATCTTGTCGGTGGTGCGGTTCAGCGACCACGAGTTCAGGTTCGCGATCGGCACGGCTGCGCCGGTGCCTGCCACGGACACGTCGATGTAGATCCGGCCTCGACGGCCGGAGATGGGTGCGGCCATGGTCGGCCTCCTTGGTGTTGGGGGTGATCACATGTCGAGCGCTCGGAGGAGCGCTGCGACGTTGTTGGGGAACGTGCGGTCCGCGATCGCGGCCCGTGCAGCAGTCGCAGCTGCCGCGGTCTCATCGGGGTGGGCGAGCGCCCAGCGCACCTGGTCGCCCAGCTCCTCGGGCGACGAGAACGTCGGCAGCATCGGGAACGTCTCGTCGGACTCCGGTCGGGACTGACGGGCGAACCAGGTGCCACAGGCGGCCAACTCGACTTCGCGTGGGCCCATCGCCCAGCCGTCGCCGCTGTCGACGACGTCGCCGTTGTTCTCAGCCCTGTACAGGTTGAACGCTGTTGCGGCACCGCGGTACAGCTCGGCGGTGTCGTCGTTGTCGATGCAGTCCTCGAGGTCGTGCACGACGTAGCGCTGCAACTCGGGGTCGGCCTTGTCCCACGCCCCGGCGAGCGCCAGGTCGACGCCCGACCAGTCGACCCGCTTGAGGAACTCCTGGCGTGACGGGTAGCCGGTGCCGACGAACACGCAGTCGGAACGGTGCGACGACGGGCCCGGATGGTGCACGACGGGGTCGTAGGCGTGCGGGGTGTAGATCGCCTCGGTGACACCCCGGTAGCGGTCCAGGTTCATCGGGTCGTTGAGCGCCACGGCGTCGAACGCTGCGGCGATCTCGAGCTGGTGGGTCTCCTCGTAGGGCGACTCCGTGAACACGCACGCCGTGGCCATGTTGCGAGCCCGCAGCACCTTGAGGAACTCGGCGTCGAGCACGAACCCCGACACGAACACGACCACGTCGGGCCACCAGTAGAACGCCGAGCGGGACAGGCCCGACACGGCGAAGCTGTAGATGTCCTCGATCTCGGGGAACGCCGGGATGTAGTCGCCGTTCTGCGCTGCGAGATGCGCGAAGCTCGCCCACGTCATCCGGTCGCCCAGGTTGTAGGGCATGACGTCCCAGCCGAGTTCGGTGAACCCACGGCACCAACCACGGAACACGTCGGCGACCGAGAAATCGGGACCGGGATGCACCACCAGCGCCCTCGGCATCAGCGCCACACCTCGGCGATGTTCTTGGCGTGCTCCTTGCGGGTCGCGCTGACAGCACCCTTGGTGCCGCGTGCGATCCCGTCGCTGAACGTGTTCTTGCCGGTGACACCGGGATGGTTCGCGAACGGACGCCGGTTCTCACCGATCGTCAACGCCCTCGCCCGAGCCTGGCTTCTGGTGGTGCGCCGGTTGTTCCGGTTCCCCTGAGCGATGCCGGCGAGTTCACCGAGGTCGAACGATCCTGCGCCGCCGGCCATGAACGAGAACAGGGCGAGCGCCTGGCCTTGTCGGCGGGTCAGGCCGGCGACGATGACGTGTGGCCGTGCGCCGTACTCGAGGACCTTCCACGGGCCCATCGGCCTGGGTCGCAGCGTTGCTGTCGCGACGATCGTGCCGTCGAGGTCGTAGCCGGCGTTCAGCTTGAGTCCGCGTCGACCCCAGCGTGACAGGCGCAGGTCGCCGCCGGAGTCGCGGCGACCGGTCCGCAACACGTTCGCCTTGTACACATCAGCGGCAGCTGCGGTGGCGTCACGGTTGCCGCCGGTGATCACCTTGGCGGTCCGTTCGGTTTTGGCTCGCAACTGCGCGACGTTGCGTGACGTGCCCATCAGGTGAACGCCGTCAACGTGATCGCAGCCCCGTAGTACGACACGCCGCCCCACATCACTTCGCCGTACCCCGACACGCTGTTCCACGCGAGTGACACACCGTCGACGTCGGACACGACCTCGAGCGCTGCGAGCGCTGAGCGTTCACCGGTCGGGTCCAACAGTTCGTCGAGCACCGCGACCTGTGATGCGTCGGAATGTGACGCAACGATGAGCACGGTGACACCGACGGTGCGGGCACCGTCGAAGGTGGTGCGGTCGATCTCCAAGCCGGCGACGATCGCTGCGGGCACCTGGACCGACTCGGGCGGATACGGGTAGCGGTGCACACCGGGCAGGTCGAGTGCGTCGAACACGACGCGGCGCACCGTTTCGTTCGTTGCCATCAGCCGATGCCGACGTGGCCGGGATGCACGAACGGGCCGAGCAGATCGCGGACGTGACGCTGCTTCTGCGCCGGGATGCGCGACATGCCGAACTCGGCAGATCCCAACATGCCGAACGGGGCGTCCTGCAACTTCGCGAGTTCGTGCACGATCAGCCGGCACGCCTGACGGATCTCGATCGGCGGTGTGGTCGGCCAGCCCCACACACCGACGATCTCGATGAGGCCCTTGCGGCCCGACGGGACCGCCGTGTCGAACGTGTTGCCGCCGAGCAGCTTGATGTGCGTGTACGGCGTCGCGACCGGCGCACGGGTCGTGGCGCCGGCGGGGAGCAGCTGGTAGGCGGACGCACCCCAGGTCGTGTCGTACACGCCGTCGCCGCCCGTGTCGGACTTCAACGTCGTCACTGACACCAGGTCGTTGTACGGGCCGAGGTCGATCGTGTAGCCGTCACGGGTGTCGAACAGGCGGGTGGCGGTCACGGTGTAGAAGTGCCGGCCGCAGTGCCGGTCGATGCTGCGAGACGCCACGGTGACGAGGTCGTCGAGCACCCCGGTGGCATCGGCGAACTGTCGGCCGATGTACTCCTGTGCGTCGTTCGCTTCGAGGTAGCCGTTGGTGATCATCGTCGCCAGTCCTCCGGCTCGCTCAGGTGCGGCCAGTTGCCCAGCCGGTAGGTCCACGTCACTTGGGGCACGCACAGGAACCGTGCGCCGGCGTCAAGCGCTCGCACCCACAGGTCGTGGTCTTCGTTGTGCACCGCCCGATACCCGCCGAGGTGACGCC